GTGGTTTTATTTCTGTTCCTCCCGGAGTGGAATTGACAGATGAGCAATGGAATAGATTGCTGAAGCAATTTGAGGACAGACATCAAGGTGCGTCTAAAGCTCATAAGATTGCTGTGATGGAAGGCGGAGGAACTTTTACCGAAGCTAAATTGACTCAGAAGGATATGGATTTTATTGAAGGGAAGAATCTCACTAGAACAGAAATTCTAGCTGCTTATAGAGTGAATGAGGTTATTCTAGGCATCTTCTCTGGGATTAGAAGCTACGAAGGCATAAAGGCGGCTCATAAAGCTTTTTGGGAAGAATGCTTGATGCCCAAAATAACTTATTTTCAAGATGAACTTTGGACTAAGTTCTTTGCGAAGTTGGGCAATCGAAGAGGCAAAGGAAGAATTTGGGCAGAATGGGATACAGCTAATGTTGGCCCTCTTCAGATTAATTATGAGGATAAGATAGTCACTGCCAGCAAAATGTTTAATATGGGTTGGCCCATCAATGACATCAACAAAAGACTTCAATTAGGAATGAAGGAAGTTCCTTGGGGAGATGAGTGGTGGGTTCCTGGTGGTTACATGCCTGTTACTGCTTTGGAGAAAGCTTCAAAGGATCCTGATAAAGAAAGTTCCGAAGAAAAAGTAGAAACTCCTTCTACAGAGACATACTGCTTTGATTATCGGTTAGAGTTTGAAAGCAAATTGAAAAGATTTGTTTTTGAACAGAGGAAAAAGGCTCTTGCAGAATCCTCAAATGGAAAGAAATGGGATAGGATAGTCCATGAAAAGGACTATGATAAGCTGAAGTTATCGTTGGTGGACCTTTATTCTCAAATCGTAAGAAGTGGTGTGGTTCACATTCAAGAATCATCCGGTGAACTGATACCACTAGATGGGTATTCGATAGATATTATTTCTTTTGTAGAAGCGAGGGCTTCATTTGTGATTAAAGGGTTTAAAGGAGTAGCTAAAGATTTGATTGAAGCTTTATCTTCTGGTTCTATTTCCGATATTGATTTGGGAAGTAAACTGAGAGGAGTTTATAATTTTTTAACGTCCAGAAGTTCGGATATTGCCAAATCAGAAGTAGAAAAAGCTTTCAAGTTTGGGTGTGATTTAGGATTTGCCTACGTTAAAGAAATCCTCAAACCCTCTCTTGAATGGAAAGGTTAATGGGGGATAGAGATATGGAAGAAAAGAAAGTCAAATTCTTTAGGGGAAAAGTTAAAAGTATAGACCCTGAAACTAAGACTATTAAAGCTGTTATCTCTGATGAGAGTAAAGACAGATATAAGGAAAGAATTCTGGTAACGGCTTTTGAGAAGACTAAAGATGATTTTATGAAGCATCCTGTTTTGCTTTCTTCTCATTCTTATCATGGTTTGAAGAATCAGATAGGTGAGTTTAAAGACATTAGTATTGATAAGAAGAATAAGGAAGTTGTGGGTGAGATTGAATATTATGCAGGTTTGGGAAATGAAGAAGCAGATTGGGCATGGGTACTTGCTCAGAAAGGTGTAGCTGCTTTTAGTGTAGGCTTCATCCCGAAAACCATTAAATCCTATGCAGAAGAAGAAACGGAAAAGAACGGCGGGATTAGGTGTGACTATGAGGATATTGAACTTTTAGAAACTTCCCAAGTTTTGATTCCTGCTAATCCTTCTGCGCTTCAGAAAAGCTTTGAAGAAGAGACTGATCCAGAAGCTAAAGATTATATGGAAGAGATTATGAAGCTTTCTGTTGAGTTAGGTGAGAAGAAAGATTCTGACAGTCTGCCCGAAGAGATTCCTACTGAGGACGTTGAAACAAAAGTTTGGGAAGACAAGCCCAATGAGATTTGGCATAGTCTGAAAGATTCTTCAGGTTATAGTAAGACAAGGAGGTTTGCTGTTAAGAAAGCTAAACCGAGAGTTTTTGCTTTGTATGGTAAGTTGTCCGATTCTGATAAATGGGAAATTTATGCTTTGAGATTTCCTAAGGCTGATGGTTGGACTATGGACAAAGCCAAAAAATGGATGAAGTCTCATTCTAATATTGGCAAGGATTTTTTTGATGAAGAAATAATTTCCGATCTACTCAATGAGCGTGAATATCTTTTTGAATCAGAAGTTCTTAGTATTCTCAATGACTTTGTGGATAGTGTTATTTTAATTCTTGGGGAAAAGAAAGAGGAGTTGAAAAGTTTAGAAAAAAAGGAGGGTGTAGAAGATGGTGAAGAAAAAGAAACAAAAGAAGAATCAGAAGAATCAGACACCGAACACCGCTCCGAAGAAAAAGAAGAAGTAAAAGAGGAACAAGTGGCTGAGTTGAGAGCAGTTTTGTTTGGCAAAGAAATCTCTGAGGAAGATGAACTCAGAAAGATTTTTGACAATATGATGAAGGAAACAAAGGAGAGATTTGCGGTTCAGTCGTAAGACAATGGGCCAGGCAAAAAGAAATCCTTAAAAAATTTTAAAGTTCAAAATGGAGGAAAAGAAAATGTTGGAACAGATTAAGGACATGCTGGCTCAGTACAAAGATGATATTATGAAAGGGTACGACTCCAGCAAAGAAGAAGTGATGAATCAGATCACTTTGATGGAAACGAGGGTGAAGGAAATTGAGGATCGCTTCACAGCTTTGTCATCGAAAATGACAGTTCCCGGCCTTGACGCAGAGAAGCAGGAATTCAGTTTCTTCAAAGCTATTTGGGCAATTAAGAATAACGATTGGTCAAATGCAGGGTTTGAGAAAGAGGTATTTGATAATACCAGGAAGAAAGCTCAGTCTATGGGAACGTCTTCGGCGGGTGGTTATATTGTTCCTACGATTTATGTTCCGGATATCATAGAGCTTCTGGTAGCGGAGTCGGTAGTTGCTTCTATGGGAGCCACGATGCTTCCCGCGCTTCAGGGATCACCTGTTCAGATTCCTCGTCAGTCTGCAGGGTCAACTGCTTACTGGGTGGGGGAGAATCAGAGTATTACGGAATCTTCGATCACCTTGGAACAGATTAACCTTACTCCTAAGAAAGTAGCTGCATTGGTTAAACTGTCCAATACGTTGATTCGTCTTTCCAATCCCTCTGCGGAAGCACTCGTAAGAATGGATATTGCTCGTTCTCTCGCTCTCAAAATTGATCTTACTGCTCTTAGGGGAACAGGTTCAAACAATCAGCCGACGGGAATTGTTTACACTTCTGGCATTGGAACAGAAGCTATCGGTGATAATGGTGGTTCTCTTACTTTCGATCATCTCATCAATATGGAATACACGCTTGCATCGGAAAATGCTCTTAGGGGGAAACTTGGATTCATTTGGCATCCCTGTATTCGTAGAAATCTTATCAAGCGTCGTTATCCCAACTATTCCGGTCAGACTGACGGTCCGTACATTATTTCTCCTATAACAGAAAGTGAATTTAAGCTGTGGGTGAATTACCCTTATGCTCAGACAACACAGATTCCTATTAATCTTACGAAAGCTGAAGGGACTGCTCTTACTGAGGTTTATTTCGGTAATTGGGCTGATTTGCTCATCGGTCAGTGGGGTGGAATGGAAATCATGGCGTCTCAGGAAACTTCGGACGCATTTGAAAAGGATCAGACTTGGGTGAGGATTCTTCAGGAGCTTGACATTGCTGTGCGTCATCCTAAATCCTTCGTCCTCTGTTCGGATGCCTCTTCTTCCTCTTAATGAAGTTCATTTTCAGTAGTGGGGGGAGCTAAAAAGCTCCCCTCATAGAAACCAGAGGAGGTAAAGGATATGAAAGATGTAGGGTCGGAAGTCAAAACTTATATGGCTATCAAGCCTCAAGTGGCTTCAGGACAGGCTACTGCAATTAACGGATATACCATTAACAGACGAGGATGTGAAACGGGCATTTTTGCCGTACAAGTTGGAGATACTTCGGGCACCCCTTCTGAGGTTGGTGTTACATTTAAGATGCAGCACCAGAGCGGTCAGGAGGGATGGACAGACGTTTCTGGAGTTACTTATACCTTCTCTGGTCAGATTGCAGCGGGGCTTATGAATTCTGGATCTTTGCTTTCTGGACAGATTGCGGTGGACTTTAGAAATTGCGCTGAGTATGTCCGTCTTGTTGCTACACCTTCGTTTGCTAATGGGTCTTCTCCGAAGATTCAGATAGCGGCTGTTTGTGTTGTGGGTCAGGCGGGAGTTGTTCCCATTAAGTAAATTTTGAAAAAAGGAGAGATTATGCGAGTGAAGGTTAGAGGGGGTATG